GGCGCGTAGAGCCCCAGAATTTGTTTAACAAAAGACATTCCACGAACTGATGTCCCGTCCGCGCATCGGCAGACTCTACCAAGCGAAAGTACTTGCCACCACGAAAAAAAAAGCGGACATGGGTAGCTTCGACTCATGGCACGAGAGGCGAATTTAACGGCGGATACTACGCAATTGGCGCGGTTCATTGACGTGACACCGCGACACGTGCGCCGATTACAGACCGAAGGCGTGTTGACGCTGGCGCGTGACGAAAACGGGAACGAATTGCGCGGCCGCTGGGATCTCTACGCCAACAACATCGCCTACATCCGTTATTTGCGGCGACGAAGCGAACTGGACGACACCAGCGAGAGTCAGTATATTCAGTTGCGCAACAGGCGCTCCGCTGCCGAGGCCGAACGCGCCGAACTGGAACTGAAGCTTTACAAAGGCCAGTTGCATCGAAGCGAGGACATCAATTTCGTGCTCACGAACATGCTGACTTCGGCCAAGGCGCGACTGCTGGCGATCCCGAGCCGTGTGACGCGGCTGATCGTCGGTGTGACCGAGTTTCAGAAGATCTACGATCTCATTTACAAAGAGATCGAGACGGCGTTGAGCGAACTGGCGAACTTCAACCGCAAAATGTTCGCAGTGAAGAATCGCGCCTATTTGCGCAGCGGCCAAAGCGCCAATGGTGGCGGGAGTCGGCGTGAGTGATATCACCGTGGCTTAAACAACGCGCAGAAGAATTAGCCAGCGCATATTCAGCCGTTGAGCCGACTTGGGAAGTGGGCTGTCGCCCGCCCAGTCGCATGTCGCTCTCTCACTGGGCTGACACGTACCGGATCCTGTCGAGCGAGAGTAGCGCGGAGCCCGGTCAATGGGTGACCGACAAAGCGCCATACGAGCGCGAGATCATGGACGCAATCAGCGATCCGCTGGTGCCGCGTGTGGCGATCATGAAAGCGGCACAGCTCGGGATCACCGACTGCGCCATACTCAATTCTGTCGGCTACTACATCCATCAGGATCCGTGCCCGATTCTGGTCGTCCAGCCGACAATCGAAATGGCCGAGGCGTTCAGCACCGATCGACTGGCACCGATGATCCGCGACACGCAGGTCTTGACGGATCTGGTCGGTGATCCGCGAGCCCGATCCAGCGCCAACACGCTTCGCAGGAAAGCGTTTCACGGCGGCTTCGTGGTGATCGGTGGCGCGAACAGCGCAGCCAGTCTTAGCGGCCGTCCAGTGCGCGTAGTGCTTCTCGATGACGTGGACCGCTACCCGCCCAGTGCTGGCACTGAAGGCAATCCGCTCCAGCTGTCCATCGCACGTACCAGCGCTTTCTGGAACCGCAAGATCGTCATCGTCAGCAGTCCAGGCATCAAAGGCATCAGCCACATCGAGCGCGAGATGGCTGAATCGACGTGCGAATACTGGTATTTGCCGTGTCCGGAGTGTGGTCAGTATCAGGTCCTAAGCTGGGACCGGATCCGGTTCGGAGAAGTGGCTACGCACCGCTGCTTATTCTGCCACGTGTTCAACCCCAAGTTTATGTGGCTTCTCGGGACAGGCCAGTGGCGCGCACATCGACCGATTGACGAACGCGGCCGCAAAGTGGTCACTCGCGGCTTTTATCTTTCCGGCCTCTACAATCCGTGGGTCGAATGGGAACTACTCCAGCTGGAGTTCATCCGTGCTGCCAAAGCCAATGAAGAAGGCGACGTGGAGCCTCTTAAAGCGTTCAGGAACACGCGGCTTGGGATCCTCCATGAAGATACCGGCGACAAGGTTGACATCGACCTGTACAAGTTCAGGCGCGAAGTTTACACGGTCGGGCCCGAAGGCGTCACGACCGAGGTGCCCGAAGGCGTCTTGTGCCTTACCGCTGGCGTGGACATCGGTGAGCGCCAGATCAACTACGAGATTGTCGGCTGGGGCAAAGGCCGCGAAAGCTGGGGAATCGAGTACGGGATCCTCGACGGCGATCCGCTCGAGGACGACGTGTGGAAACTGCTGGATGAAGCAGTCTTTCGGCGGTTGTTCGCCACGTGGAACGAGCGCAGGATGCGGGTCCGCAAGATGTGTGTGGACTCCAACTACGCATCGGATCACGTCTATCACTACACCAAGCCGCGCCAGCCTCGGGCCATAGCGGTGCGCGGCGAAGGCGGACTTGGCAAGCCGTTCATTAAAGGCGCCGGCACACTCACAAAAAGCAACCGTGCACGACTGCAAACGCTCGGGGTCGACAGCGGGAAAGAAGAGATCACAAACCGCCTCAAAGTGCCCAAGGTTGGACCAGGCTATTGCCACTTCCCGAAGCTGGCCAACGGCGAGCCCTGTTGCGGCTATGACGAAGAATACTTCAAGGGCCTCACAGCTGAAAGCCGGATCGTCAAACCGAAGAACGGCTTTCGCACCTACATCTGGATCAAGCGCCTCTCGCAGCGCAACGAGCCATTTGACTGCCGCAATTACGCGCTGGCTGGTGTGGCGCTGCCGATGACCGGGATCCGGCTGGACGACATGAAGCCCGATTACTTCGAAGAAGCGAAGACCGATCCAACCGAGTCGAAGTTCGGAGCCAAAGGGAGCGCGCTGGTGGAAACTGGCGGCGGCTGGAAACCACCTAAAACTGGTGGTTCTTCGTTTGGAGCCCAGAACGGCCCGCTGCGCTAACTGGCGATGGAGATCCCGCCGCCCACGTGCACAACACGTTAGCGGCGATTCTGGTGCGATACTGACCGCTTTCCTGCTCGCGTCTAACCAGTGCAGCGAGAACGGTGCGCGGCACCATGCATTCGATCCGCACATTATTCAGTCGTGGCCGACCGCGGTGACGTCCCATGCGGTCGAATCTACGGGAAAAGACCACCAAACTGCAAGGAATTTCCTGAGTATTTTAATCGGTGGAGTTGAGCGTTGTCCTGTTTTCAGGATAACCTGCCGATTGATGCCAGAACCAAAGGCCGTGCCAGCACCGCGTGTTGTCGATTCCAACGGCGTAGAACTTGTGCCCTTCACGTGCCCATGGGCGCAAGCTGGCTTGGCGAACGCTCTGGACGGCATGAACGCCACTTCCAGTGGTGTCAAAGGTTACCGGATCGGTTCGCGCTCGGTCGATTACATGACACCAGGCGATCAAGTCAATTCCGTGGCGTACTGGAACGAGATGGTCAAACTCTACTGCGGCACCGATGGACTCCCCAGTGCCGTGACCGGACGCGACACAGCAATGCGCGTTGTCCTGCGTGACATATGAGCAGCGCCACCATTAACGGCAACGGCAACGGCAGACTGCCTCAGGGCGTCCTTTTAGACGCTTCCGGAGAGATTTTGAACGGGAAAGCATCCCGTTTTCAGAATGCTTCCCAAGGTAATCTGCTGGGCCCGGTGTTCGGTGGGACCGGCTACGCCAACTACGGCGCGAACTTGCAGAAGAACAGCCTCCTTGGCTGGCTCTGGCGCGGTGGTGACGCCGACAAAGACATCGGCTGGAACGTCCAGATTTTGCGTGAACGCTCGCGTGACGCTTTCATGGGGATCCCGCTGGCTGCTGGAGCCATTGAAGCGCTCGACACCAACGTCATCGGGGAAGGATTGACACCTGCACCGAACGTGGACGGCGAAGCGCTCGGGATGAACGAGGCTGACACCACGGATCTGCGCAAGGAGATCGCGGACAAATACGAGTGGTGGGCATACGATCCGCGTGAGTGCGATTACGAATGCAAGCACACGTTTCCAACCCTGCAATCGGTGGCGTTTATCTCCATGTTGCTCTCGGGCGATTGCCCTGTTCTCTTTCCGTTAAAGCCTCGGCCTAACACTTTTTTCGACTTTCGGTTGCGGATCCTTGAAGCGGACCGGATCAAGAATCCGCCGCTTCTACCGCCAAACGTCAACCTCTTCACTGGCGTCGAACTGACTAAGGCTGGCGAACTGGCGGCATACCACATCAGCGAGACGCATCCACTGGCCGCGCAATGGATCTCCGGGTACCCGATTCCAATCGGCAACACGATCCGCATCGAGCCCTTTGGCGCGCTGAGCGGGCGTCGAAACATGGTCCTGCTCATGCGGCCGGAGCGACCGGAACAACGGCGCGGTGTCCCGATCCTCTCTGTGTGCATCGAACTGCTCAAACAGATGGGCCGCTACGTCGATGCGACAGTCCTGGCCGCGGTCATCCAGTCGTATTTCACGGCGTTCATCACCAGCGAGTTTCCCGATCCAAACATCTTCGAATCCCTGCTGACCGAGGATCAGAAGAAGCAAATCTTCGATCTCAACCCGTACAACGTGCAACTGGGACCAGGCATCGTGAATTTCATGCGTCCTGGACACGAAGTGAAGTTCTCCACGCCGACACAACCACCGTCATCCTTCGGTGAGTTCACAATCGCCGTGGCGAAGTTTATCGGGGCAGCGCTGGGGATCCCGTATGAAGTCCTGCTCAAGCAATACAATTCGAGCTACAGCGCCTCTCGCGCCGCGCAACTGGACTTCTGGAAGCGTGTCCGGAAGTATCGCGGCCTCATAGTCGATCAATTTTGCCAGCCAGCTTATGAAGAGTGGTTGCTGGACGCTGTCAGCCTCGGGCGCATCGAGCGTTTCAAGGGTGACATCGAAGACCCTTTGGTTCGGCGTGCCTTGCTCCGGTGCATTTGGACTGGAGCAAGTGCTGGTTCACTGGATCCGTC